CCTCCCAGTTCCAACCACGATAGAGCATGAACTCCTCGTGGTCCTGTAGAGCTTTGACTCCTTCAAAGCTATCCACATCATCTCCTTTCAATCGTGACCGTAGCTGATGTGACTGGGACATTGGTTGGCTATCCAGCATCGCCTCGTGGCGGCTGTCCCGTGATGCCTGCCCCCTTGCGGGGGCGTGAAGTGGTTACGCAGCAAGGGCTACCCTGCGCCATTCGCTGGGGTTGAGGTCGATCACACGTCCACCGAACTGTTCAAGCTCAGTGGCACGATCGTAAGACTGACAATCCTCAGCGGAGCGGGTGACGGCGTTAGCCATACCCCACTGACTGAGGTCGCCACCAGTGATGAGGTTCTTCAGCACGTTGTCGGTTTCGTCCTCGGACAATCCGAAACGACGCTGAACAACCTCAATCGCCTTCTGGGGTTTCCCCTCGATGTGGCGGTCGGTAGTCTCACGAAGCTGGTGAAGCCTATCCGCCCAGCAACGCTGGTCGAGAATAGCCTCTACTGCGTCCCTGATCTTTGCCCAAAAGGCTGCGTCGTCGAGCTTTCGGGTCGAGTCCTTGTAGAACTCCTGAGCAGCATCGACCGCGCCGATGCCCGTACTACGTCCAAGATGGGTCTTGCGAACCGCTGTCGCCTGAACCATCCCGTTCGTGCAGACGAGCCGATAAAGGAACTCGTCAATCCTCAGTGATCCCTGTCCGACCTCGCTGTTGGACACAACGATCCCGCCTTGGACCACGTCACCAACCTTGACCTCGCCTTGCAACCTCGGGCATACAGCCTTGAGGTAGAGACGGCTCTCAGTCAGTTCACATGATCTCATTTCGAGTTCGCTGTCCTCGAACGTGGGCATTATCGCGCCCATCAGTTCGTAGTTGTCCAGAGGACGGTAGCGATCAGAGAGGAACGCACGAACCGTGTCGGTTCGGGTGTCGGTTCGGACAAGACGCTTCTTCCCGCCACCATCATTCCACCAATGGTTGATGTTAGTGGCGAGAAGACTCGGACATTCCGTCCGCATCCTGTCGTAGTACGCCTTTGGAATCTTCGCAGCGGCAGCGATCTGCCCGTGGGCGAGATCAGTTGCCTTGTGATACGGCAGGTCCTCAGAAATATCGAAGACCACGTCGTTATCCTCACCGCCAGTGAAGGCGGACTGCTCAGCTTCCATTGCTCTGGTGTTGACCACAAAGTCCTTCCCGCTGTTTCTCAACGCTTGGACCTCAAGGGCAATGTCAGAGATATTACGTCCCAACTTCATAGTTCTCTCCTTTCGAGAGTGGTGGGGGAGATAACCTGCCCCCCCGACAGGATCCAGCGATTGCTGGCATGTATTGTTGAGAGCCTCGGTAGGTCAGCGTGACCGTAACAGCACCGCCGCGAGAAGGCGGCTCTCGTGGTGCCATGGAGTGAGTGGTGATCGACGCCCGATCTGTAGATAACCCACGGCGGTGTATACACTCTGCGGCCAACTATACGCCAGCACACACAGACCACCGCTGCTAGCAGGGAGTCTACCGAGAGACGTAAGTCCAGAGGACTTGAGGGACTAGCAGGGACCTATCGCAAAAGGCTATGCGGTAGCTGAACCAGTGAGTAAGATCGTGTGTCATCCGTGGTCACCTAGGCTCACACGGCGAGGGAAACGTCTACTGCACTGCCAGCCCTATCCGAAAGACTTGCTGGAGTGAGGTATGTCGAGTGTCGAAGACAATAGTCTTATGGTCTCTCAATCGGGCGGCGATCACCGCCCACTCATCCTTTTGTTGTGTTGAGATCGGAGCGGGGGGGGCAACTAGCAGGCAGGATCGCATAAACCCGCTGCTGCCCCCCTCACTCGTCTCTCGTCTCTACCTTATGTATCGACACATTGGGCAGAGAACTTAACGTGTTTCTTCTCAGTTTGAAACTTTTTCTTGGGTCGGCTCGAAGTCAAAGTAGAACCGTGGTTGGTGTTGGAACTCAAGGGAGCCGATGACTCCATCGGATTTCCTCTTGACGACAACGAAGGGGGCAGCGAACTGCCGAACCTCGAAGTCCTCTTGTAGTTCCTTCGTGTCCCAAACACGGCCACGACTTGTGAGTCCTTCAAGCTGTTCCCTAGTCAAGTCTTGCATCTGAGTCTCCTCTGTAAAGGGAAGTGAAACGGAAGCATCGGTTGGTTATCCAGCACCGCCACGTGGAGGCTGCTTCGTGGTGCCGTGGGCATCCTTGCCCGTCATGCTATTCCGCAGGGACCTTGTTGATTAGGAATGGCTTGCTGCCCGTTTTCGGGTAGCGAAGCGATCCGTCAATACCATCGACGGTCGTGTCCTCAGACACAATCCACCAAGCCTGAGTCTCCTTGGCCTTCAAGGCTTTGCCTCTGATCTTTTTGATCTCGGCCTTGGCCTCGTCTACCGTCGACCCCATGCCGTAGTAGTTTTGAACAAGGATCAGCACCTTGGTGAAGTTGTGTCTCATGGACTGGATCGCGTCGGTGCGTGTGTCCAGTGTGGTCATAGCTCTCTCCTTCTGGGGTAGTGGTGGCAATTGGTTCTCGGCTCTCGGGCCGTCCAGCGTCGCCATTCGTGACCGTAGTCCCGATGGGGGCTTGCCTCTGACGCCTTGGGCATCCTTGCCCCAATGCTTACGCACTGGCCATCCATGCAGTCAAGTGCTTACAACACTTCGCTCCCTTCTTGAAGGTCCGATACCTCTGTGAGAAGCACGAGCAATCGAGTTGCCCGTTCGCTTTCACAGTGATGTCGTAATGCTTCTTCCCGCTGGAAGATTTCATCGTACCTATCACGGGTCGCTTCTTGCGTTTCTGCATGACTGTCTCCTCTTTCGTGGTGAAACAAACTACTCAGCGATCTTCGTTGACGATGTACGTCACCAGCGCGACGTAGGCATTGGTGTGGATGGTGGGTTCCTCATCGAAGATACCCATGATCCCGTTGTGTTTCTTTTCGATACGCTCCACCTCCTCAAGGGAGCCGGTGAAGTATTCGCTAAGACACGCCCTAGCCTTCTTGTCTGCGTCGTTGACGTGGCCGTTGAACACGCTGAAGAACGGGTCGAGTTGCTCTCGTTCCGGTTCAGCTTCGTCACCCACGTAGGGCTTAGATCGTTTTACTGTAGTCATAGTCTCGTCCTTTCGTAGAAGAAGTGATGAGCATCGGTTCTCGGCTCACAGGCCGTCCAACACCGCCACGGGGAGGCTGCTCTCTGGTGTCGTCCCTACCTCATGTATCGACACATGAGGCAGGGTTCTTGAGACTATTCGTCGAATTCAAGTAGGTTCTCGCCGTGGTCGTTCACCACTTCGATGCCATGCCATTGGAGCTTCTTCATGGCGAGTCGGTTCACAGTTGCGAAGTCTTCGTTACATTCTTCAATGTATTCCTCCTCGCAGATGTGACCATGGCTCCACGAGTGTTCATGACGCAGGGTGCGTCTATGCAGTTCACTCGCAAACATGGTCCCGAAATGCTCGTCACAGAACTCAATGATCTTAAGGTCACCATTAGTACCACCCTCATGCGTTAGCTTAGTGCTAAGCAGGGGCTTCCTTGGTTCACCACACCATCCTGCTACTCGAACAGGATCAGCGGCGGTAACCCATCTCTTGATAACGTCAAACATATCTCTGTCTCCTCTTGGGGAAGTGAATGACCCTCTCAGCTTAGGCCGTATGGCCGAACAGTGGACACCACGTGAAGGCGGGGTCTTGTCCACCTGAGGCAGGCGTGACCGTAGTCAAGCCCGCCCCTTCTCATTTCCTGTTCTCAATTAGAGAATTCTCCAAACCGGCATCAGCGTAGATGCATTCGACGTAGGCGAGTTGGTTGATCTGAGCTTGCGTCAACTGACGTCTCTCCATCGAGTCGAAGTTGGTCAGTTCACCCTCATTGATGGCACAGGTAATACTGGCCGAGAAGGTCACTGGTCTGCTTCGGGGATAGTAATCCCTATCCACGTGGATTCCGTCGTCTCCGTGTTCGATCTCCCAACCACCCCACTTCAAGACTCCGTTAGCCACTGGTGTGACTGGTCCGAATCTGTGCCATCGCTTGCTGGCTTGGGCCGCAAGTTGCATCTCTTTGAGTGTGGTCATGGTATGTCCTCTCATTAGGGGAAGTGAATCGAACCGCTCAGCTTAGCCCGAAGGCGTACAGCAGCCACCACGTGAAGGCGGGTTCGTTGGCTGCCTGCCCCCTCTCGGGGGCGTTAGTCACGCAACAACTCTGACAACTGGGTCGAGACTGTTGCACGAGATGATAAGAAACTTGGAGCGAGTCGTGACTGTAGCTTGGCTTCGCTTGTTGCGTCGCCTGTTACGTTTCTTCTTGGCCTTGGCCTTGGGAGTGGGCGTCGCTGCCTTGGGCTTGGGAGTAGTCGTCTCCGGCTTGGCCGGAGTTTTCTTCCGTCGCTTGACAGTCGTGACGGGTTCATGATGTGAAGGCCTCACGGCCTCCTCGAACCACTGGTCCATCTCCGCATCGGTCGGTCCATTGGAAATGCCAAAGACTCGGTTGATCAAGTTGGAAATCATAATCTCGTTCTCCTGTTGAAGATGTGAAAAGGCAGTTAGCTTAGCCCGTCATAGTTGTCACTCGGGGCGAACAGTAGCACCATACGTGAAGGTCTGCCCGTGCTACCGGACCAGCGGTTTGGTACAATGCAAGAAAGCAGGCACCGCGCCGCTGGCCTCACTTCAAAAGGTGAGACGATGAGAAGCCCGCGCCCCGACCAGTTGCCGTTGCCATTGCGGTCCTCATCGCCTCATAGAGATGAGACACGACCAGCGGTTACTATCCCGTAGGCTCTACTGCCCAGTCATACGCATCGGCATCATGCCATGACTCTGGTCGCTGCGACTGCCCGTCCGTTTGGATCACTGTCCATTGTGGTAGCGTCATCCCCCAGCCAGTTGCTGGTATTTAGTTAGGGGGCTTTCCACAGGATCGTAGAGCAGCCGGTGTGGTAGCGACATCCCGTCTTGGGGGCTTTCCACCGCTTAGCGATCCGTCGCTACAGTAGTTATCGGCAGACCATGGGCTGACCATTAGATAATTCGAGGATGATTAGAAAATAAATCAGATGGATGGGGGGGGGCTGGGCTGGTGTTATCCCAAGCCCGCAGCGAATCACGCACGCGCGTACCCACTTCGCCCCATAAATGCAATGGATTGCACACACTGGACACACCAACGCAAACACAATGCCCAGCACTAGCCCAGCACAGTCCGATAACATCACTTATGTTAAGATCGGCACGAATGGCCGAATATGGGACCCGTTGCTTTGGATTGCTTCCCTGAAAACCGAACCGACCCCTCCCGTCCTTTCGCTCACGTAGAGTACTTATCAAGCCTCCACAGACACGGAGATTTCAAATGTGGCGATGGTTTTTGATTACACTGCTAGGGACGGTAGTGCTGATGGGGGCCGTAGTGGCCCAGTTAGTTGCCGTGGTTATATGTTCGGCGGGGGACCCGACCCTGATCCTATGTTCAATCGTCATTGGTAACAGTGTTGCCACGACGTTGTTGGTGTTTTGGTGTCAGTACACGGATCGCGTGTGGCGTGATCGTTGCTGGCGAGAGAAGCTACTTAGGGAGATGAGTGATGAGAAGGGACCCCGCACGAAGGTTCGTTGAGGTGCTGATTGCACTGGCCGCTATTTCGCTGATGGCTGGCTACGCTACGGCCCACGAGCAGACGTTACCGAAGGACGTACCGTCCTACATGCAGGACATCAGCGTCACGATCAAGGCGGGGTTCTCAGAGGGGAGCGGTGTAGCTATCGACCGGAACGGCACGACGTTCGTATGGACGGCGGGTCACGTGGTGGACGGCTTGCGTAGCATGCGTAAGGTGACTGATCCGAAGACGGGGACCCCCCGCACGATCATCGAGTTCAAGGATGCGAAGATCGTGAAGACGTTGGTGGAGGACGGTCGCACGGTTGGGTATCTGCATCTGGATGCGGAGGTTATCCGCTACAGCGATGCGGACCACGGGCATGACTTGGCGATCTTGAAGGTTCGCAAGAAGGGTGCCATCAAGACGAGTGCGATCTTCTATGACGAAGCGAAGCCTCCGAAGCTGGGGACCCAGTTATTTCACGTGGGCAGTCTGCTTGGCCAAGTAGGCTCAAACAGCATGACGACAGGGATCGTGAGTGCCCATGGGAGACTTATCGGAAAGACCATTTACGACCAGACTACGGTCACGGCATTCCCCGGTTCTAGTGGCGGTGGTGTGTACTTGACGGACGGTCGATATGTAGGGATGCTTGTTCGTGGAGCGGGAGAAGGCTTCAATCTGATTGTTCCGGTACGCAGGATGCGTTCATGGGCGAAGAAGGCCAAGATGGAGTGGGCTTTGGACCCTCGGGTAAAGATGCCCACGGACGAAGAGATGAAGAAGATTCCCGTTGAGGATATTGGAGCAGACTTTGGGGGGAAATGATGGCAGAGATTAGCTCGACTGAATTGTCTGTTCTTTTGAAGGCAGACGGTAGGTGGGACGAATTCAAGGCTTTTAGACAAGCCGCTGAATTGCGGGGGCATACCAAGAAGGAGAGCTACGCTCTGGCGGCTGCTCAATTCGGCTATGACTCGGGGGCCTCGGCGTCCCCCCCCAGCAACTCCCCGCAGGTGTCGGGGTCCCCCGAGTTGCCGAAAAAGTATGCGAAGAAGGAGGAGTTTGGCGGCGAGACTTCTTCTTTGAAGCAGGATTACCAGTGGGTGTATGACAACCTCGCCGTAGAGGACGTGACCCCGAAGGAGAGTCCCAGTAGCGGGGCTTGGGGATTGTTGCAATTTGCCCGCACCGACCCGAAGAGTTTCTACGTCGAGTGGATGCGGATGGTATCTCGTCAGGAGAGTTCTGACGAGGTAATGGAGGGGTTTGCTCAAGATGCCACGCGCTCCGCAGATGAAATCGCCTCGATGGTCAGACTCCTCAGGGATGCTGCTGGTCTCGGAAGTCCCGAAGACGCTGGAGGAGAACCTGCTGTTCCGGCAGACGATCCTCCAAAGAAGCGGAAGCGACAGAAGTCTACAGCGTGACCTGTGGGACGCCTGTAGCAGGGACATCCTGTTTTGGATCAATGCTTTTGCGTGGACGTATGACCCCCGTGTGATCAAGGATGGTCGCAGCCCGAAGCTGCCGTTCATCACTTGGCCCTTCCAAGACAACGCATTTCTGTGTCTTGATGAGTCCATCGGGATGACGGATGTCATCGTGGAGAAGTCCCGTGACATGGGGGCTTCGTGGATTTGCTTGACCACGTTTGCCTACCACTGGCTGTTCCGGCCCATGGAGAGCTTCCTGATGGTTAGCCGGAAGGAGGCATTGGTGGATGGTGCGGGGGACTCGTTGTTCTCTCACATCGACTTCATCCTCAAGGGTCTTCCTGCGTGGATGCGTCCTCAGAGGAAGCGGAACAAGCTGAAGCTGATCAACGAGGAGAACGGCTCAAAGATCGAGGGCGAGTCGACCACGGACAACATCGGTCGTGGCGGTCGTCGTACGGCGATGCTCATCGACGAGTTCGCCGCATTCGATCAGGGAGGTTGGGACGTGTTGAGTGCGACGGCAGACAACACGAACACCCGCCTGTTCAACTCGACCCCCAACGGAACGGGCAATGCGTTCTTCGCCCAGTTGGAGGGAGGGACCCCAAGGATCAGGATGCACTGGTCTGCTCACCCCGAGAAGGGTGCTGGTCTGTACCGGCCTTCTCGTCTTGGCGGGGTGGAGATCATCGACAAGGACTACATCTACGACAAGGACTTCAAGTTCGTAGGAGAGGTCCCCAGCGGAGAAGAGGGGTTCCGTTCTCCTTGGTACGACCGCGAGTGTATTCGTCGTAGTCACGCCGTTGAGATCGCCACCCAGCTTGATATCGACTACCAAGGGTCGGCCTACCCCTTCTTCGACCCGCAGACGATGAGGGATCTCAAGCTGGAGTTTTGCCGTGAGCCAACCAGTGTTGGAAACCTCAGAGTTTTAGATGGGTACGAACCCGAGTATATTGAGGATGAAAAGGGCGACCTAAGGATATGGTGTGAGCTTGACGAAGAAGGCAATCCTCCGAGCGACCGCGATTACGTTATTGGTTGCGATGTGTCTCAGGGTACTGGGGCGAGCGATTCTGCTCTGTCAGTGGGGGATCGTGTATCGGGCGAAAAGGTCGCAGAGCTTTGTTCTAATCAGATCAGCGCGAATCGTTTTGCGGAGTTGGCTGTTGCGTTGTGCCGCATGTTCAGCGGCTCTGGCGGAAGAGGTGCTTACCTTATCTGGGAAGCAACTGGGCCGGGGCGAACCTTCGGACGAACGGTAGTGGACGATTGCCGTTACTCGAACATATACTACAAGACTGACGAGACCAGTATTCGCCGCAAGGAGTCAGATAGGCCGGGGTGGTTTAGTAGTGCCGAGGCGAAGAAGGACCTACTAACCGGCTACAGGGACTCTCTTGTTGCAAAGACGTTTTTGAATCCATCCCTCAAGGCAATCAGTCAAGCGTTGGAGTTTATTTACACCACGAACGGACGCATCGAACACGGTGGTGCGTTGAACTCGGTAGATCCCTCCGACTCTGGAGACAACCACGGTGACATTGTTATCGCTGATGCCCTGTGTTGTAAGGTGGTTCGCGAACGTCAGCAGAAAAGAAAACACAAGCACGCCGCTCCCCCTCACGTCATGTCTTTTCAGTGGCGTCGCAATCAGAGGGCTAGGGACGAGGCATTGGCAAGGGATGGGTGGGACTGATGAATCCTAAGAATTCAAAGCACATGGACCGTCTCCACAATGCCCTTGAGGCGTCTCGCCGGAAGCTGGAGCCGTTCCGCCGCAGGCACAAGGAAGCTATCGAGCAGTATGTCGGGGTTTATTATTCCGACGACGCAGCGACCAAGCCCGTTCACGTCAACCTGATGGAGTTGTCTGCGAACATCTATCAGCAGAACTTGGCCTCACGGCCACCTCGTGTTTCGATCTTTTGCCAAAACCCCCAGTTCCGGTCTCAGGCCAAGAAGCTTGAGGTCGTGATGAATCAGAAGCTGACAGACTACAAGCTGCACCAAGCGTTGCAGCGTGCGGTTCGGTCGGCCCTGTTCAGCATGGGCATCGTGAAGGTCGGCCTCCAGTCGTTGGGCGACTACTCCGTGGACGGCTACGAGTTCAGTCGCACCGAGCCTTTCGTCGAGTCCATCCTCTTGGACGACTGGGTTCACGACATGACGGCCCGTGTCCCCGAAGAAGTCGCCTACGAGGGTCACCGATATCGCATCCTGAGGAGTGAGGCTGTCGAGGACAAGTCGTTCCGCAAGAACGTGAGAGAGAAACTCCGCAACGCAGAGTATTCAAACTTCAACGAGTCTGGCGACGAACGCATCCACACCCTGTCGCAGGGATGGTCGTCCGCAGACGAGGAGATGGACCCGCGAATTGAGTTGTGGGAGGTTTACCTGCCGAAGGAGAAGCTGCTCCTCACGGTCATCCCCAACGACTCTGGCCCTCCTCTTCGTGTCGTCGATTGGGACGGTCCCCCGAACGGCCCCTTCCACAAGCTGTTCTTCAATGAGGTGGACGGCCAGTCGATGCCCCTCGCCCCCGCGATGCTGTGGCAGGGCTTGCACCGCATCGTCAACGGCTTGTACCGGAAGCTTGATCGTCAGGCACAGCGGGTGAAGCATGTCGGCGTGACCCGTGGTGAGGATAGCGAGGATGCAGAACGCCTCCGCTTGGCAAGTGACGGAGATGTCGTTGCGGTCGACAACCCCGACGCCATTCAAGCAAAGAGCTTTGGCGGGGTGGATCAAAGCAACTTTGCATTCATGCTTCAGTCGAAGGAGATGTTCTCTTGGCTGAACGGCAACTTGGACGCACTGGGTGGCCTCGGCCCCCAAGCCGAGACCCTTGGTCAGGACCAGTTGCTCTACTCCTCGGCCAACCAGCGAATGTCTGGAATGCAGGACCGTGTGTATCTCTTCACGAAGAGGGTGCTGCACGACTTCGGACACTACCTTTGGGAGAACCCGACAGAGACCTACCCAGCGGAGATTGAACTGGGCGGGGGGATGGACCCCCTTGACTCTCCGTTGACCCCAGAGGATCGGATCGGGGCAAAATACTACAACTACGAGATCAACGTCGAACCGCACTCGATGCAGTATCGTTCACCGGCCCAGCGGATGCAGCAGTTGAATCAACTGGTCACGGGCGTGTTCATGCCAGCCATGCCCATGCTGATGCAGCAAGGCATGCAGATCAACTTCTCTGAGCTTGTGAAGATGTACAGCAAGTACGCTGACTTGCCAGAGTTGCTGGACATCATCAAGACCCCCTCAGGCTTGGGAAGCTTGACACAGGGTTCCGAGGAGGGTCAGGTCGGCTCCCCCAGCACGACACACAGGATCAACGAGAGAATATCCCGACCGGGGGCCACCCCTCAGGGCGCGGAGCAGACGTTGATCAACACCATGATGGGTGGTAGAAATCAGGGCAGCGAAAATGCTGGCGCAATGCGACAACTAACAGGGATGGGATAATGACCGAAATCATCGAGCAGGATGTTTACTACGAGGAATTCGATCCCGAAACCGGTCTGCATCTGGGGACACGATCCAACATGCCCCCAGACCACGTCATAGCTGCTGGGGAGAAGGCCATAAGGGATTGGTATTACCGCCAAAAAGTGAGGGACGAGATCGGCCTAGAGTCAGGGCCTCCTCGTTACTACCCCCCCGGTGAGTACCCTGAGAGGGGGGGCATCAGGACGTTCGTTGGGGGTGAGTCTTGGAACCCCAACACGGCTCAACATCTGGAGAGGATGAGGAAACGTGATAGAGAAAACACAGGGAGTGGTCGTATGAGGGTCGCCGCCAACTATTCGATTCCACCTGAAAGCCGTATGAGTCAGGCGGGTCCATCTCGGCAGTCTGACATCCAACAGACGCAGTTTTCAAGAGACCCACGTGCGGCAGCACAGGCAACTCGCTCGTCACCACTGGTGCCGGGAAGAACCAGCCCCATGCCTCGGTACTACGAGCCGCACGGGCCGAACCCCGGCCCGCGACAGCCTCTTCAGAGAGAGGTTGCCCCGTCGATGCTGGTCCCCGACGTGACCGTACCTCGCCCATTGCCGGGGTCCTCGTTCCCTCCGTACACGCCGCAAAGTCAGACCGGCCAGTATGGATGGCGAAAGAAGATGGCAGAAAAGGAACGAAAGCACAAGAAGGCCATCGACAAGCTCACCAGAGAGAAGAGAAAAGCTGAGAAGGAGCTAAGTGATCTCCTTCAAGAGATGGACGGCCTGCGGAGGGGTGCAGAAAGGCCCGAGAGGATTTCCCCCAGCCTGACCGCCCAGTCGATCATGGGGCCGACATCGCCGCCACCACCACCTTTTTCTCGGCTGGTTCCACCGTCGTACCAGTCTCCACCGCCGCCACCGTTGCCCACGAATGTTCCGCCACGTCGTCCCGCCCAGTTGCAGTACCAACCGGTAAGGGAAGGGATGATGGACACTCAAAGGAACCGGCTCAACCCTTGGTCTCCAGCCGGTCAGTACCCATTCCGCAGTCAGTACGACAGAACGACGTACCCACGTTAGGAGACAGACATGGCATACCCGCCCCAGTACAGACCAACGCCACCCCCAGAAGCCCTCCGTCGAGTTTCTGCCTCCATGGAGGTCCCCGGCGCGGGTTACAACATCACGGATGCTAGGACTGGACTGCCTCCCGCCCCAGCAGCCCCAGCACAATTTCCTGTTCATCCAGCAGGGGGAATGGGTCCAGCGGTCCCTCCGAGGATGACTCCGCAGGATCATCGGATTGAGGAGTGGAGAAGGCTGCACTTCGAGGAAGGCCCCGAGGCCGCTGCTGCGTTTCTTCGGGGGGACAAAAGGGACCCCAGTAGACCCTCTCGAATGCTTGGGAAGAAGTTCCTTGGTTACAAGGTCCCCAAGGAGAGGAAGAAACTGGAGTCGAAGATAAACAAAGCCTCGCAGCGAGTTGCTGACATACAACGCCGCATCTTCAAGGCTCAGAAGGAACTCCAAGAGGCCAGTGGCGTCCCGTACATGCAGGGGTTTTCTCAGCCGCCACCGCCGCCGATCCGCGCTGCGGCTAACAGGCCCGTACGTCAGATTCCTCTTCCTCTTGGAACACCAGCCGCCGCAAACAGGCCGGTGTTCCCCCAGTCGGGACCGTTGCCACAGATTCCCGGCGGCGGCTTTAGCCAAGGCGGATATTAGGAGTAATCATGGGGGTTGTGTACCGAGTAAACGGGAAGAGCGTTTCCCGTAAGGAGTTCAACAAGAACCCCAAGGGGGCCGGTAACATTCGGCGGTCTTGGGAGTCGTCTTCTGTCATAAAGTCGGAGGGTGCAGCCGTGCATCCCGTGGACAGAGAGGCGGCAATTGCACATGCTAAGAAGCACGGGGTGCCAACCCATTTTGACAAGATGGGCCGACCTCACTTCACGAGTCTGAGGCATCAAACCGACTTCCTGAAGAAGATCGGTATGCACAATAAAGACGGTATTCACTAAGGGAGTTGCAAGATGGCTGAAGAGAAAACAGAAGTCGTGGAAGAGGTTGAAGCACAGCCGGAAGCCTTCATCACAGACGATGAAGTCCAGCAGAGAATTGACGAGGGGAACGAGTACGTAGACGAAGAGCCTACGCTAATTATCCCTGAGGAGGTCGAAGCGGAAGTCGAGACAGAGGAAGAATCAGAAGCAGTTGACTCCGTCGATATTGACGGAGGGGAAAGTGGTGGGACGACACAGCCTGATTCGACGCCTCCCCCCCAGCACAATTGGTCAGACGACCACTTTAGCTGGGGTCGTTACCTCAACCTGAGCCGCGACGAGGTCATGAACTTCGCCGGGGGTCCTGCTGCATTCGAGAGAATGGTTCAGCAGGTTAGTTCTGCTGTTGGTGTTGAACACAACCAGCCGCAGTACACCGGCACGGACGAGTTCGAGTTTGACGACGAGGTTGACGATGATGACCCGTTGTCAAAAATGAACCGCCATTATTCAAATCAGATTTCTGATATGAAGTCAGAGTTAGAGCAGCTAAAGGGCATAAATAATGCCCTGCAAGCTAAGGAGCAGCAGCGTGCTGCACAGGCTAAGGCTGACGAATTTGATGCAATCTGTAATACTATGGACGAAGGGTTGTTCGGCAGAGGTTCCTATGTTGATCTAGGAGCCGACAGTGCTGGCAACCGTAAGACTTTGGCGGATGCGGTTTCCCGCCTCGGTTATGGATACGCTGCTCGCGGTGAAACTGTTCCCGTCATGCGGCAACTGGTGAAGGAAGCCTATGGGGCGACCTTCGGATCTGTCATCGAAAACCAAACTCTTAGAAAGGCGTCAGAGAAATCCAAGAAGATGGGTTCCCAGACGACGGCCAAGCCGACGCACACGGAGTCCCAGCCCGCCGATGCAGAGCAGGCTGCTATTCAGGCTGCTTACAAGTGGCAAAAAGAAAAGGGATGGATTTGACGGTTTTGAACTATGGCGTACCAAATCGCATCTGACCTTGCGAACGTCTCGTCTGTGCGAGACAGCAGCGACTATCTTGACCTGATCGTCTCGACGTTGAAGAACTTCGAGAAGCTGACGTGGACGGACCTCGTGCCGTCTCTCCAGAAACACACTGCGATGCCCGAACTGCTTCGGAAGAAGCGGGTCGAGTTCGGCAGTGGCTACGGTCACCAGTTCAACGTCCGCCTGTACAGCAACAATGCTGCACGGAACGTGAAGTTGAATGAAGAAGACAACCCGACGACCGCCGACGTGCTTGACACGGGGCAGGTTGGGTGGCGTCACAGTGAGACGCACTGGGCCATCGAAGAGCGGATCATTGCGATGAACCGTGAACCGGCCCGTCTTGTTGACCTGTTGAAGGTTTCGCGTATCGACGCGATGACCTCGTTGGCCGAGTTGATGGAGAATAACTTCTGGGGCGAACCCCCGGCCAGTTCTGACGAAGTCAAACCTCTCGGAATCAAGTACTGGATCTCCAAGGACAGTGGGGAAACCAGCATCGACGGTCCTCCGGCGACTGCTGGCTTCAAGGGCGATTTGCCCGTCAAGGACGACAACACCGACTTGGGTCACACCAAGGTTGGTGGTCTTGCCCCCAGTGTTGCCGAGAATGGCGTCAATGACGACAGTAAGTGGCGCAACTGGGTCGGCAAGTACACGAATGTCTCAAAGAGCGATCTCATCCGCAAGATGAGGGAAGCATCTGTGAAGACGTTCTTCAAGCCGCCCGTCGATGGACCTTTCTCCAACAAGAGTGTTGACCATGCGTACTACACCACGTACGCAGTCATCTCCAAGATGGAGGAAATTTTGGAATCGCAAAACGATAATCTGGGCAACGATGTAGCGAGCAAGGACGGCCTTGTGCAGTTCCGTCGCAACCCCGTTATCTGGGTTCCGAAGATTGATGACGACGTGTACTCGGGTACTAGTAAGATTGATGCCGTGTACGGCGTGAACTGGAACAACTTCAAGCCAGTGTTCCTCCGTGGGGAATACATGAAGGAATCCAGAGTCTCCCCGCACCCCCTGCATCACCGTACTATTACCCAGTATGTTGACTGCACCTATAACTTCTTCTGTAACGACCGACGTAGCCAATTTGTGTTGGCTAAGGGTTAGGAGAAGAGAAACTTTTTAGGCCCCCGCCATAGCCATCTCTGCCATGCGTGGCGGGGGCCTTTTGAAGTTGGCAGACTCATAACACAGAAAGAGAGAAAGCTATGCCCTCAAACCTTCCCCACAACCCGACAACGACGGCCCACGACGTACACAGGCTGGACCCGCTGCTGTTCGGGAAATTCCCCATCAAGAACATGGCAATCGCTTCCGGTGGCGACCTCCTTGCTATTGGAGACTCGTTCAAGGAGGTCCTTGCCGCAGCCGCCGGTTCTACTGATCGCGTTATTGCAGAGGGAACCCTCTCACACCACGCGACAAACGGACTGACGATGACGGCGGGTTCCAGTGCCAATAATGCGGCTGTGATATCCAGCCTTAACAAGTTCCCTCTGGGCGGGAACCGTTTTGCGGTTCAGTGTTCAATCAACATTGACAGCATCGCCGACAACGACAACGCAGTGTTCATCGGCTTCGCCAACGCTGGACGCGATGGCGACGCCCTTGTCGACTTCGACGCCAGTCCGACCCCCGACGTAGAAATCACACTGGCTGCCGGTTCCTTCGGACTGTGGATTCCTGCGGACAGCGGGGGTTCTGGGAGCCTTTACTTTGCCGAGAGAAAGGATGGAAGCGACGACCCCGCCGACATCTCCACCACCGACACTGGTGTTGATGCCGTAGCTGGCACAGCCCTCAAGGTTGGGATGTTGTGTGACGGCTCTGTAATCAAGGTGTATGCAGGCGTTGATAGTGACGGCATCCTTGTCAAGAAGCTGGAAGTGTCCTACCCAGCCGTTGCTCAGGGATACTTCGTGGCCATGACTAAGGCCCAGTCAACCGGCGCGCCAGTCCTCAGCCTTGGCAAGCTCCTCGCCGCAGGAGTCGTTCAGTAAAGCCCAAGGGATTCGCCTCCCTTTCAGCCCGTACGGGGTTGGGGTTTCCCGCAACCCCAGCCCCGTACGTTTTTACATAGGGGTCATAGATGGCAGAGCCTTCACTCTCGATGGACTTCGACGAGCTAAAGTCTCAGGTGGCATTCCACCTGTACGGCGGCACCCTAGACCCAACCACCCCAAACACTACGTTCGACCTTCTGGACAGTGCGGAGAAGGAGGTCGCGAAGTCGGTCGTGCGGTCTGGCCTTCGCCAGTTCTACAACCCGCCGCCGATCCGCCAGCGTAAAGCCCACAAGTGGTCCTTCTTGGACAAGACGGACAACCTCGTGCTGAGTGCGCCGATCACGGCAGGTACGGTCACGTACACGGACAGCCCGAACAGGCACGCCGTTTTCACGACGGAACACGGGCTGACAGATTCCACCGCCCCCAACTACAAGCTTGAGATGAACGGGGTCAGCTACTCCATTGAGTCGGAGCATAACGCGACCACTCTGGTCCTGCACGCTGACGACAACCCCGGCGCGAACGTCGCTGCCCTCACAACCTACCGCCTCCACCAAGACGACTACACGCTCCCCGACGACTTCGGTCGCCTGATCGCCCCGCTGACCTACGTCGAGAAGGAGAACGCTTGGTACTCAGTCGAGATCGTGGGCGAGGGCCGGATCAGGGAGCTTCGCCAGCGGGACTACATCGGGACCAACGGATCGAAGCCTCAGGTCGCCGCCATCCGCACGAAGAACGCCGGAATCGAGACAGGGACCCGCAAGGAGATCATGTTCTGGCCAGCCGTTTCTGGGGCCTATGTACTGAAGATGCAGTACAGGGTCAGGCCGCAGGACAACCTCGACGGCACTGACATTCCCTATGGTGGAACTGACCACGCCGAGACTATACTGTACTCTTGCCTAGCAGAGGCAGAGCGCAGGCTGGACGAGGCACAGGGGGTTTACTACCAGAGGTTCATTGAGTCTCTGGCTTCTTCTATTGACCTAGACAGCCGCATGAGCGGCCCTCACACACTAGGTTACAATTCAGATAGATCCGATGTAGGATCTGTCATGGGACGGGAATACCTGTTCGGTTCCCGCATCCGTCACAAGAACATCTCTGGGACATTTACTGATTAGGGAGAGACTGATGGCCGTTACACAAAGATTGCAGGATGCTAGTGGGATCATTGCTGCGGACGAGATCGGGGACACCGTTTTCCTCGTTGGGGATGGCGCGCCCACGAACGGCCTCGGGTTTGCGCCGGGGTGCATCTACCTCCGTTCAGACGGCAGCGGCACGACAAACTTGTTGTATGTGAACACCGCCGCTCGTGGCGTAGCCAGCACGTTCACATCCCTGACCATCAACTAGCCGCAGAGGAGCCTGACAATGACAGCTATCCTTAGGGATGCCACGTCAGTCACCGTGCTGTGTTCGGACGCAGTGGCTGACTCGGAGTCTTTCGACTTCCGAGACTTCTCAAGCGGCACTTTTCTTTTCGGAAACGCACCGGGGACCACGGAGATTCACGTGTCGCAAGACGACGTGACTTACTTCAAGCTGGTGGGTCAAACCGGCGACGACGTGACTATAACAAACGCTGGGGCCAACGAAGCCGTCTCGTTCCCCGACGAACTGTTCTCTGCACACTACGTGAAGCTCAAGACCTCCGACGGTACCGATAGAAACGTCACGGTCCTCCTGAAAGGCTAACGATGTCTAAGCGGGCTATCTTCCTTGGTGGCAAGCGGTCGTCAGCGTCTGGTGGCACTACCACGTATGAAGTAAATGCCTTCGACGACTGGGGTGTTGACGAGGGGTTAGATCCGCTTGCACCGATGGAAGATCCCGAACCGACTTTCGTGGCAACCCCAGCAGCCGGTGATGGTCGGATCGGGTCGGCCTCTACCGGAACGGGATACGCCACGTATGCGATGATGTTCGTCCTCGACGTGGCGTCATCAGCCACGATCTCATCGGCAACCCTTACCGTGAAAACGGCCAGCGACTCTGGAACCAGCGCAACTTGGTTGTTGAAAATCCAAGATGCGGACAACACGTCCCAGCCGGTCAACGCCGCAGCGGCTACGTCAGTCGTGGACAGATGCGAAGAAGATGATTGGTCGTTATCTGGTGTAACACCCAGTTCTCAAGCCGAGACCTATACGATAGACGTGAAGACTGAGATTGAGGCGGTGATCGCCAGAGGAGGTTGGTCTTCGGGAAACAACATCACCCTGCTCCTGTCGGGTCCGGTTGAAGACAACATGGGAACTTGTACAGGGTCGGGTGATGATGACCTCTCTGACGTGGAAACCGTAGCCTCTAGCTCTGGGAAGCCAAAACTTACCGTCGTGTATACATAGCGGGATGGAGTTTATGGATGGCGCGAAAACAAATCGACAAGGCTATCCCGTTTCCATACGAGGGTATCAAGGAGCTAGCGCCCTTTGAGGATCAACAGGCGAACTCCACCCCAAAGGCCCAGAACGTGCGGCCTTTCAACTGGCTGGGTTCGGATGCTGACAGGGGCCGCATGGGTGGTGGCCAGCGACCGGGGATCAGGAACTTCCACTCGGTAAATCGGACCCTAAAGTCCACCGCTTCAAGCTTCCAACACGGCAACAGCATCCAGTCCATCTGCCACATCTCCACATCGAACTTAGAGGAGATGTCTGGCTCAGACTTCCTGTCCGTGCGGTCAGCCAGCACCTCTCAGGTTATGGGCGTCAGTGCGTCGATAACCGACATAGGGGAAGCCGGGGTGATCCCAGATGGCCAGCAGATGGGCGGGTCGGGCGGTGTCATACACGGGACGAACTTCGACCTCGACGACAACCTGTTCGTTATAAGGTCCACCGACGAATCCCCCGATGTCCTGACTGTCGAGAAGTGGGTCTTCACTGACGAGTTCGGGGATGAGATCACAGATCCCCCTGATGCAGTAAGGGACACGTGGACAAAGAGTTGGACAAGCACCGCAGTCAATTCTATTACAGCCACCAACGTAAGTTGGTTCCTGAACGGGAGCGTCATCTATGGGGACTACCTGTACCTGTGGGTGATCAACTGGGACAACACATCGTCCGGTAGGGCCACCGGATATGTAGCAGGGACAACAAGCCCCGCTGTTACCGAGCAGATCCTGCGTCTGGACCTCACCTCCACCGCAACAACACCCACACTGGAGGCGTGGATCGACAACTCGACAGACTCGGTCACCACCTCAACGACTATCGGCAAGAGGGGGTGGAAGTCTTGCGGTGTCAGGGTTGAGGGAAACGGACTCGCTGCAACCCGTGGCCGGTTGGTTCAGTTTACAGACTTCGGCTCGGGTACAGGGAACGGCGTACAGGTCATCCAGAGATCCATAGAGACAGGGGAGGTGATCCACATCACCGGCTCCGGTGCGTCGTTCGGTACCAGCGCCGGTTACCCGTGGGAGGTTTGCGCCGACACCAAGGGGAACATTTGGTGTGCCGCCTCTGAAAGCATAAACACCTCTGCGACACCTCGCCACGTCCTGTTTGTTGTTGATAGGGATGGTGCTGTAGTCCGTCTTGTCGAGGACATGGACCCAAGTGGCTGGGGTGGGGTTGGTGCTGGCCGGTCTGTGTCTTACGACGCCGTCAACGACAGGATGTATGTTGTCGGGCGTAGACAACCTGAATTGGACAGGAACCTGTACCACTCCGCAGCCGACGTATCGACAAGCCACTTCCGCCGCTCCAGCTTCAGGGCATACCACGCCTCCGAAGCGAAGCTTGAGTTCGTACAACAGAACGTCGACTTCGACGACAGCAAGGGATATGGAGACAACTACCTCGGTGGGTTCGCAGCGGAGACGTTCCCCTTCTCCCTCAAGGACAAGGTGACAATCTCAACCACGGGTACTCTCCCCGCCCCGCTGTCGACAACCGCCACCTACTACATAAGAAACTTGGCGTTGTCCACAACGACGAACACGTATTACTTCAAGCTGGCAACGGCGATGACCGGATCAACCCACGTTGACCTGACCAACGACGGCAGCGGGGACGGAACCCACACGCTCACGAGGGCGTTGGGTGAGGTGTGTCGCATCAAGGAAGGCGAAGCCTCGTCCGGTACGGCTGGTGCGGTTTACGAGTATGTCGTTCTGAACGGCGGGTCTGGTTACGACAGCGCTCCTACGATTACAGTCAGCACTGACGCAGGGGCCTCTGAAAATGCAGTGGCGGGTACGGTCACGATTGACCAAAGTGCCGGGTCGGGAGATCCGGGGACAATCACCGGAATTGCACTTGGGACTGCCGGGGCGGGGTACGAAGACGACCCCAAGATAACAATTACCGGCGGCAACGGGTCTGGAGCAGTAGCCATCGCACTGGTCAGGAGAGGGGAGGGGGACCCGATCAGCTTCACCCCACGTGGCATGGCGGAACTGACGTACGTCCGTGCCAAGACCAACGGGTCGGTTTACCTGTCCCACTCGGAGGCCCTCACAACCGCTGACAGACAGGTGAACCTTGGGGTTGTCAGGGTGGACAACATCAACCAAGCACACGCTGGGTCTGGGAGTGGCAATACGCTGATCGCCACCCATGCCGACAACAACAACCGGCTGTGCGACAAGATGGGAGTGGCCTCCAACTTCGCTCTGGATCAGGGAATCAAGAGGTCGACCAGACAGACGGTGACCCTCGCTGTTGGCGGCGGGACTGTCCGCAGGGTTAACGACATCGCTTTCCCAAAGGTTCAAAACGGCGACAACGCATTGGCCACGGATGTTCCGGTGATCCACGCCGTTCCCTATGGGTCTAGGATTTTCTTCGCGGACGGTCAGAACAGCAAGTATTACGACCACCCAGTCTCTCTTGGCGGGACCAGAGGTGAGGTAAAAAGCTGGTCGGACAACATACTGACCTACTCCCAGCAGGAGATAACAAACGACGGGCTGGTCAACGTCCGTGCCGGTAAACCGAAGGGGGTTTTCCCTGTCGATCCCACCGGGGGAACACCAAGGCTTATTGAGGTCTGGAACGGTCGGATTGTTCTGTCTGGGATTGCTGGCCTACCTGCCGAGTGGTACATGACCCGACAGCACAACCCGTTTGACTTCGACTACTCGGTGGAGCCTCAGGACTCACAGCAAGCGCAGGCATCAGTCGGCTCACCCGCTGGCGGTACTGCTGACAAGATCAACGCAATGATTCCGTTTGGGAACGATGTGCTGTTGTTTGGTTGCGACCATTCCCTGCTGCAACTTAGTGGTGACCCTGCGGCTGGTGCGCAGTTCGACTACCTGTCCACCACTATCGGGATGGCTTGGGGGCGACCGTGGTGCAAGTCGTCAGCCGGTGCGGCATACTTCTTCGGAAGCATGGGGGGCGTGTACGTCGTCACCCCCAACCAGCCACCGAAGGACATTACCAACAGGTCGATCCGAGAGCGAACCTCAAAGATCAACATGTCCGAGAACATCATCCGCTTGGCTTGGAACGAGCGGGAGCAGGGTGTTCATGTCTTCGTGTCGCCTATCAAGTCAACTCAAGACACCGAACACTATTACTTTGACACGAGGACCGGCTCGTGGTGGATAGACAAGTTTGAGGCGAGGTGGGGTGGAACAGGACTCAATGCCAACATCTACCCCCACAACGCCGTGTCGGTTTACGAATTCGACGGCGACGCCCCTGAGGATCGAACGCTTCTCTTGGGTGGACGGGACGGCTCGCTGTACAAGTGGGACCTGACGGCACAGTCGGACTACCTCGGGCAGTACCAAACCCCGATCTCTTCTCACGTCTACTACGGCCCCCTCAACCTGTCCAACTCTCAGAAGGTGTCGCTAACGGGCATGAACTGCACCCTTGCCGAGGGTTCATCGAAGGTTGACTACGACGTGTTGGTCGGCAAGACGGCTGAGGAGATCGTGAACGCATCCGACGAGGCTCCTTTGACAAGGTTCAGCGGATCTTGGTCTGCTGGCAAGAACAACGTCGTGAGGGACAGGGCCATTGCCCACGACATCATGATCAAGGTCAAGTCTGACGCTGCGTCCACGACACTGGCGGCAGAATACGACTTTGACGATGAAACTGCTGGAGGCTTTTGGAAAAAATGTCTCCAAGTGGTCAACGGCAGCACCACAGGTTTTGCGGCAGGAGACATAGTCGTCGTAACCCACCAAAGCAGCCCAGAACTCAGGGAGGCTTTTACCATTGCCTCAGTCACCGACAATGTTGATTCGTCAACCCCAGATTTTTTGTCTGTCTCGGATGCTGGAACCAGAAACTACCCAGTCGGTTCCACTGTTGAACTGGTCGACAAGGACTGGGCGATTGAGAGACTTGGAATCACAATCGGCACCACTGGGCGACGTACGAGTCGGTGGCACTCCGTGGGGAGGAAAGCATAATGCCCAAGAGGGGATCGGCCAGAGTACCCGAGGGAAGCGACCCTTCAAGGCAGAGAAGGGCTTCACAGAGCGCGGCGGACAGGAACGCGCCACTGGGAAAACTGGCTGACAACAGTAGCTCGTGGTCTAACCAGATGACTCTGGGCTGGGGGGCTGGCCCGCTTGGCCTGACAATGACCGCCGAACCCGCCGACCCCAACGAAGGGCAGTCTGCTCTTTGGATGTCCAACGGAACGGGATACGGGAGTGCCGGTGAGATCATCATAAAGACCAACGTGAACGGGGCGATCACCTACACCACGCTTTCTGGTTCTGGTGCTGACGACTTTGTTGACGGTCTTACGTTCAACACCGACAACGGAGTCCTGACAGCTTCAAGAACTGGCTCCTTGGCAGACCTCACCGTGGACTTGGACGGTCGGTGGATCACTTCAGAAGGTTTCACGGCTGGTGCCGGTCTTACAAAATCGGGTACGCAATACTCACACGAGGACACCTCAAGTCAGGCCGGTACTGCCAACAGCGGGAGAACATACATACAGAATGTCACTCTGGACGGATTCGGCCACGTTACCGGATTGGTTTCAGCGACTGAGACAGAAGTGAAGCTCACGACCGAGGAGGTGCAAGACATCGTGGGGGCGATGTTCTCGTCGAACACGGAGACTAGGATTTCTGCGACATACCAAGACGGTGACGGAACGATTGACTTGGTGGTTGATGACATGACCGGCGGGGAGGCAAACGAGCCGTCGTTCAAGACGATATCAGTCAGCGGGCAGGACAATGTGGTTGCGGAGGCTGATGACGACACTCTGACGCTTGCTCAAGCTGGCGGCATCACCATCACGACAACCCCAGCGTCTGATACCATCACGATTTCATCGGCAGACACGAATACGTGGAGGCCAGTCACGGCTGCTGGCAACACCCTAGAAACAGACGAAACACTGGCGTTCACAGCAGGGACCGGAATATCAATTGCGGAAGCTGACGGCGTGGTGACGATAACCAACACGTCTGCTGTCACCGACACCAACACCACGTACGAACTACTTGTCCCTGATGGAACCACAGCCATACGGCTCGACCCATCCACGGGAGACAACGACGACGTTACCATTACGGCTGGCACTGGCATCACCGTAACGCGAAACAGTGCCACGGAGATGACGATTGGCTGTACGGTTACCGACACCAACACACAGGACGTGTCCAGATACGGGATCTCCTGTGTGGATGGGGCTGAAACCGACGAGGAAATCATCCGCCTCAGTGGGACAATAAACGGGGTGGGGACCACGGACGACGTGATCCTTGAGGCGGGAACCGGACTTTCCATCGCTAGGTCGTCAGACAAGATCACTTTCACCAACGAGGTGACGGACACGAACACCCAGTTGTCGGCAGAGGAGGTCCAAGACTTCGTTGGGGCGATGTTCGAGGACAACACAGAGACTCGTATTTCGGTGACGTACGACGACGACAATGGGAAAATCAACCTAGTTGTCGACGACATGACAGCGGACACCACGTACAGCGCAGGGGACGGGCTAGACCTTGTGGGGACTGTGTTTTCTCACGAAGACACATCAAGCCAAGCTGACGTGAACAACAGCGGGAGGACCTACATACAAGATGTGACGCTGGACACGTTCGGCCACGTCACTGGTTTGGTTTCCGCGACCGAGACAGTCGTGAACACCCACAGGACGGTTACAGCCGGTGGTAACACTCTGGCACAAGCCGAACCCCTAGCCTTCACCGCTGGGACCGGCATTTCCATCACCGAGTCTGCGGGTGCAGTAACAATCACCAACGATGTGACAGACACCAACACCAACCAACTGACTGTGTGGCAGGTTCGCGATGGGTCAGACACGTTTGATGTGGCTCACGGCGACGATGTTTTGTTTGCAGCAACAGGGGCAGCATCCGTTGATGTCACATCTGACGGAGATGTGCGGACGGTAACTATTGGGGCGACGGACACAAACACAGACAACTACGCCGACTCCTTGGCCTTCGATACGTCGACAGGAGTCTTGACGGTTGGGCTTACAGGCTCTTTGTCAGACCTGACGGTGGACTTGGACGGGAGATACCTCCAGTCGGAGGGCAGCGACACCACCTACGACCTCCTTGTCCCCGATGGGACAACGGCTATACGCTTGGACCCGTCAACTGGAGACAATGACGACATAACGATCACTGGTGGTGCGAACGTCACTGTAACCCGCAACAGTGCCACCCAGATGACGATAGCCAGCACGGACACAAACACGGTAACCAACGCATTCTCGACCGTGGCCGTGTCTGGTCAGCCAAGCGTGTTGGCGGATGGGACAGCCGACACGCTAACGCTCGCCAACGGCGACAACGTAACCATCACAACGAACGCCGGAACAGACACGGTAACCATTTCCTCCCAAGACACGACCTATTCGGCTGGCGACGCACTGGAACTCAGCGGGACGACGTTCAACCACGCCAACACATCCGATCAGACAGGCACATCCAACACGGGGAGGGTGTACATCCAGAACGTGGGTCTGGATGCCTACGGTCACGTTACGTCCATTACGACTGCCACGGAGACGGTCACCGACACGACCTACGACGCAGGAGACGGCCTTGACCTGACAGGGACTACCTTCTCGGCAGACCTCAAGGCCAACGGCGGGCTTGTCATCGAGTCCACAGAGATTGCGGTCGATCTCGGGGCCTCAAACATCACAGGGACGCTTGCAGACGCCGACATATCATCATCCGCCAACTGGAACACGGCTTACGGTTGGGGCAACCACGCAAGTGCTGGCTACATCACAACCGACACCAACACGACCTACTCGATTTCGTGTGTTGACGGGGCCGAAACCGACGAGGAGATCATCCGCCTGACGGCTGGTGGGTCTGGGTCTGGGACGGATGACATTGTCTTGGAGGCTGGTACAGGTCTTTCGGTTGCGAGGGATGGCGACAAGATCACGTTCACTAACACGGCCACCGACACCGACAACTATGTCGACTCCTTGGCTTTCGCCACTGGCACTGGAATCCTGACGGTTGGCAGGACTGGCGCGTTGGCGGACCTCACGGTCGATTTAGACGGCAGATACCTAGAGTCAGAAACCTCCCACGCAGATGTTTTGGTTGACTCGGAATTTGGTTCCGAGGGGTTGATGAAGAGGGGTGGCTCCGCTGGGACATACAGCATCGTCGCTGACGCCTCTGCCAACTGGAACACCGCCTACAGTTGGGGAGACCACGCAAGTGCTGGTTACGTCACAACCGACACGAACACGTGGAGGCCGGTTACGGCTGGTGGAAACACGCTGGGTTCGTCAGAGACTCTAGCCTTCACTGCTGGCGATGGGGTCGACATCGCCGAGTCTGGCGGTGCGGTGACAATCAGTGCATCTGACGATTGGCTGAAAAACGACGCCGACGACACCACAACTGGGATCATCACGGCTGCGGGGTTCCGTACATCTGGCAAGATTGAGCATTACATTGGCACTGGGCCTCACGACTACACCCCCGACGCAGGAGGACACTTTATAGAGAGTGGTGCTGGCGGGTCGTTCTCGACGCGATGGAATGACACCTCAACAGCCAACGGGGGGACGGCATCCGAAGACTTCCGCCTAATCAATATTCCATACCCCACGCTCACATCTACAAACGGAGACGTGACCACCACCAACGCAACAACCCTGTACATTCAAGGGTCGCCGATCAACTTTGCGGGAGCGGGGTCCGAAACCACCATCACAAACCGATACGCCATCTATGTTGAGTCGGGCGTGTCTCGTTTCGGTGCCGTTGAAGCGACTTACCTCACACTCAACGACACGTATCTCAACAATGTACTGGAATCTACGGATACGTTTATCGACCACGACTTTTCCCTGATGACTGCGGGGGCAATCAAGAACAAGATTGAGAGCTATAACTACCTCACGTCAGAAACCTCCCACGCAGATGTTGTGGTCGACGGGGATTTTGGTTCCAACGGCCTAATGAAAAGGACTGGTGCTGGGACATACGGCATCGTCGCCGACGCTTCCGCCAACTGGAACACCGCCTACGGTTGGGGAGACCACGACGCTGCTGGTTATCAAGCCGCCCTCACGTTCGGCATTGCAAACACCAACTCCGTAAGGGTCGATGACGCCGACGCAGCGGACGACGACTACGCAAAGTTCACGGCTACCGGCATTGAGGGTCGGAGCTACGGCGAGGTGAAGACTGACCTCTCCCTCAACAACGTGGAGAACACAGCCCTGTCCACTTGGGCTGGCACGTCCAACATCACCACCGTTGGCACTATTGCCACTGGAACGTGGACAGCTACAGATGTGGCGATTCTGCACGGTGGCACTGGGGCGTCTAATGCAAGTGACGCAAGAGACAATTTGGGTGTCGATGCTGCGGGGACGGACAACTCGCCCACATTGTCCATTGCCGCCGGTTTGAACTACATCAGTGCTGGGGGGACGAAGGGGCATACGCTCACGCTGGGGGCGGTGGACCTCGCTGACGATGTTACCGGCGAACTTCCGGCCTCGGCTGTCCAAGACAAGTTCCTGAGGAACGATGGTGACGACGAAACAAGTGGGGTTATTACGGCGAAGGGGGTACACAAAACAACAGGGACACACGACTACACGCCCAGCAACAAAGGCCACTTTATAAACACGGACGCTGGGTCAGGGTTTTCTGACACTTGGAGAGACGATGATACGGCCAACGGGGGGACAGCAGCCGAAGACTTCCGCCTTGTGAACTTGGGCCAGCAGACCTTGAGATCGGAAAATGGTGACGTAACCACCACCAATGCGACAACTCTATATGTCGCAGGGCCACCGGTACAAACTACTGACGGGAGTTCACCGGGGGTCCAGAACCTCATAACAAACGCCTACTCCCTCTGGGTTGATTATGGGGTGTCGCGATTCGACAGCGAAATCATAATCAACGACAGATTCACACTCAGCCCGTACGGGCAGGACCCCGTGACTGTCAGACAGATTCAGACATCTTCGGAGACTTTCGATAACCTCGACACCACCCTGATGACTGCGGCTGCAATAGCCGACAAGATCGAGTCCTACAGCTACTCTACGACGACCGGAACCGTCACCAGTGTGGCCATCAACGGCGTCGACGGCATCGACGTAGACAGCGGGTCTCCGATCACAAGTGCTGGGACGATAACGCTTGGCCTGAGCGACATCGCCAACGACAAGCTAGCCAACTCCTCCGTGTCCTATGGGGGTGTCTCTCTGTCTCTAGGCGATACGGATGCCACACCTGCGTTCAACCTTCAAGACGCCACTGGCTATCCCACGAGCAGTCTGACGGGAACCATTACCAACGCACAACTGGACGGGAGCATCGCCAACGGCAAGCTGGCCAACAGTACGGTCACGGTTGGCAGCACCTCCATAGCTCTGGGTGCGACCCAAACAGCGTTCGCCGGTCTGACCAGCATGCAGATTCTGGGGACGACGACTGTTGAAACCAAAATCGCTGGCATCACGATTGACGCTGCGTTTGTGCAAAAGACAGCGGGCGGTGACACCGCCCTTACGATTGAACCTTCAGGGAGAATCACATCAGACAGCGGACTCCGATGTTACGGGGCGTCTTCAGTCCTCGGCCCCAAGGGCGGCGGGACGGTGAACTTCATCGCCAACGAGGGCGTCCAGACCCTGTTGAACGGGGGCATCGCTGCTGACAGTGCTGTCGTAACAGTCGATTCCACTGAAGGAATGTCGGCCGATGACCACATAATCTTCAGTGCCGCTGGGTCGGATTCCACGGCGTCCGCAGATCAGAATCACGGGTTCACAATTGACTCCGTGGACAGCGAAACCCAGATAACACTGAACACCAACGCTTACACTGGTTCCGCCCCAGCTTGGGCGGCAGACAACGCTTGGGTCGATATTGTCGGGACCGGCAATATGACCTTCCGCAACTCCAACGTCAACGATAACCCCAGCGGTGCGAAAAGAAACCTCCAGTTTGATTACGCAGGGGACAGCTTGGGCCGGAACGGCGGCGAACTGAAGTTTAGAACGTACCGCAGGAGAACACCTGTAACAGACCCCGCCACGCCGACGACAGTCGAACGGCTGACGGTAGATGCAGACGGCAAGCTGGAGTTCAACCCCGAGCAGAAATCGACAGCAGACTTCAAGGCGTCTAGTTCTGGGTCGGCCAACATGCTCGTAGTTGATGCGAGCGAGGATCGGGTCGGGGTCAACACGGGTTCGCCAAAGGCCACCCTTCACGTCAACGGAAGTTCGGCTTTTCATATCGCGGGTAAAAAGAGCGGCAACTTCACAACCACTGCCACCCAGAACATTGTAACCCTCAGGGTCAACGACGACGGAGAAACCACAGCCACAGCCCCTGCGGCATTCGAGAAGGGCAGGGTTATCCGGTACGTTATGCATACAGTAGAGAGCGGCAACACCGGATGGTTTACCATTGCCCCCAACACAGGTCAGCAAATCGAAAAAAACGATGAGTTTGGGTCCACGAACGACGGGACCCGTGGCGACCAACTGAAGCATGTTGGGGAAATGATCACCCTGATCGGGTCGAACACGACTGACGTTTGGATCGCGGTCAAGTCTGGGTCTGCCGCACAAGGTGACAGTGGCATGCCCGGAGGTGGCTAGCTTTACAGCAAGTCAAACAAGCACAACTTCATAGGACCAACCCATGGCAACCTTAGTCATCACCTATCCCGACGAACACAAAGACCGCATCGTAGACGCTATATGCGAGAAGTTCGGGTACGACGACTTAGAAGAAGAAGAGGCGATGTCCAAGGAGGATTTCGTTAGGATGCAGATTGCGAACTGGGTAAAGGGGCATGTAATCGCCCGAGAGCATCGTCTGGCTTCTAAGTCGATCCTCAAAGAAATCGAAAGCGACGTGATGTCCGTGGACATCGGCGTGGGAGAGGAGTAGTCATGGGTAGTAGGCCAAACGACCAAGACGGCTCCACTTCGTGGACCGGCAGCGGCGGCTTTCTCGACAAGTGGATTGGCATCGACCCAAATCGCAGCGGATTGGGAGGAGACATCGCCCGCACCCTGATGAGTGTGGAGACTGCGACAGGGCCGCAGGGCAATGCGGTGCCAGACCCAAACGACTTCGGCGAAACATTGACCGAGACTGAGCAAAGGGTGGGGTGGTACGACGCACCAGACCACCTACGGCAAGATGACGGAACCGTCCTGACACAAGACGAATACGATTTCGGGCAAGGGTGGACGGATGTCCACGGTAGGCTCTGGACGAATCACGCCCGCCCCAGCTTTGGTCACGACGCAGCAGCATTCAACTATGGTTCGGGTCTTGCACTGGGTCAGGGGCTGAACACCCTTGGTCAGGGACCCAGCCTTGCGGAGATGGCGAAAGCCCCCGGCTTCCTCGAGGGACTCGGTCCACTCGACTTTGAGTCCGCTGGATACGTCCTAAACACGGAAACCAACCTGTGGGAATTGAGCGACGAAAGAAGGGCAGAGCTTGAGTCTTTGGGGATCGGTACCGGCTCACATCCGCTGGCAGAAGCCTTTCCTGAACTGTACGGGGCAGAGGCCACCGACGCCTCTCGCAGAGCCTAC